ATGAACAAGTATAAATATAATATCAATTTCAGACTTGAGAAACGAAAAGATGAAACCAAGAACCTCCCGATATTAGCCGATATCACATTCAACAGTAAAAGAATATTTTATTTCATTGGATACAGAATCGATGAATCAAAATGGACCGACAAGAACAAGGAAGGGGAAAAGTTACAAAGAGTCACACGAAATAACTTCAATGATAAGGGCGAAAGTGCTTCCACTATTAATAGCAGAATATCAGAAATAGAAATTGCCGTTAAATCCATATTTCAAAAACTTGAGTACGAAAAAAGGGAATCGTCAATTGAACTTGTAAGGTCAGAATTGAAATCACTATTGAACGAAGACGGAAAGAAGCAAGAAACTCAAATTACGCTGTGGAAGGCATTTGACACCTATGTTGAAACATCAAAAATTTCAGATGCAAGAAAACGTCAATTAAAAAGCACAAAAAATCATTTTAAGCGGTTTGAATCTGAGATCGGAGCCACAATCTCATTTGAAAACTGTGACAACAAACTAATCAATAAATTTGAAATTTATCTTAAAAAAGAGGGCACCAACCCGGAGCAATATCTACACTTAAAAAAGAAGGAAAGACCAAAGAAAAAATCACAAAATACAATCGCTGGGATACTAAAAAGACTAAGGGCATTTTTTAACTGGGCAAAGAAAAAGCCTCAACAATATATCACAAACTCTCCCTTCGAAGACTTCTCAATTGACTCTGAAAAATATGGGAAACCAATATTCCTAACTAAAGATGAGCGAGATTTACTTTTTAACTTGAAAATCGAAAGTGAGAAACTAAAAAAAGTAAGAGATATTTTTGTATTTCAGTGTTTTGTTGGGTGTAGGGTTGGTGACTTGGTTCGGCTCACAAAGGACAATCTCATTAATGGAGCTATTGAATACATTCCCGGAAAAACAAAAGACGAATCTCCTGTAGTTGTGAGAGTTCCACTAGGAGCAAAGGCTAATGAAATACTGAGTCGGTATGATATACCGGACGGATCATTATTGCCATTTATTACAGACCAGCGATACAATGAATATTTAAAGAAGCTTTTTGAGTTAGCCGAGCTCAATCGTATTGTTACAAGACTAAATCCATTAACCCGAGAAGAAGAGAAAGTCCCATTGCATAGCATAGCAAGTTCCCATATGGCCAGGCGCACGTTTGTTGGAACTCTTCACAGAAATGTGAAAGATTCTGTCATAGCAAGCATGAGCGGCCATGTGGAAAACAGCAGGGCATTTTCGAGATATTACAGCATTGATGATGACGCAAAAACAGATGCCGTTAACAACTTTTTAGAGTAATTGAAATGAGCAACCTAGAAATATATTATCCTGAATACTATAAACATGGAATATTTTTCATGAAGTTCATGCGAACAAAAAAGACAGAAAACAAAGATTTACAAATTATCATTGGTGAGCTATATGAATTAGTATCTCATTATAACTTGATAGACAGTTTTCAAGACCTATATCATGTAGCTGTCGTAATTTCGAATGAATGGAATAGAGTTGAAGATATTTTAGAAACACCATCAAAAGACTTCAAGAAACAGGCTGAGGATGCTAATACGCTAAGTATAGCATTGAAAAGGATGATAAAGCTATACGATAAAGACGCTATTGACTTCATACGAATAACAGAGATTCAATTCGAGGGCGGATTTAGCATCACAAGCCCGGAAATTATACGTGAATTTTTGGGAGATATTGATATTAGGTCAATTATTGATCTTATGGAATGGCGCAAAAACCTTTTAGATGAAGTGCCTGAAATAAAAAAAGGCACCAGTGTGTTAAGGGGATTTATCTGCTCTACTTTATTGCCATTTTTTAAATATCTCAACAATGAAACCTTGATAAATGCAAAGAGCGAAAATGAAATATATCGTTTTATTCATAAGTTTTGCATCATAGCCGGTGCTGATTTAGATGTCATTTATCGCCAAAAACCTGAGAATTACCTTAAAAGGACATTCTACGATTGTTTAAATAAGTAATTGACAGTAAGACTATTATTGCGGTGTTACATACTAACATTTTTGCATAGTTAGTACACCGTTTTAAAATAGGATTACACAACACGCCAGCATAATTTTGATTTGTATTAAAACAACTCAAAGTTATGCAAATACAATTTATTACTACAGAAGAAGAGCTTCAGAGCGTCATGGACAGGGCCGTCCAGAAGGCTATGGGAGTAACCCAACAAACTCCAAGTAAAGATTTACAGCCTGTTAAAACCGAGCTCATTAGAGGAATATCCGAACTGGCCAAAATTCTTAAATGCACTTATCCAACAGCCCAAAAGCTGAAAAACTCAGGGAAAATTCCATTCTATCAGGATGGCCGGACATTACTGTTTAAGACCGATGAGGTTTTGAAAGCCATTCAGACACTTCCAAAGAAAACAGCTTAGTTATGAGCACAGGAGAAAAACACTGCCTTTGGATTAATCAGGACTCAGGAGAGATTAATGTAATCCCAATTTCAACACCTATCGAATTTGTTCCACTAGGTTTCTACGTACCTCATTGGGAAGGCTCCAAAGCGCAAATGGAACAAAGAAAAAGGCAAATCATACTTTCCAGAATAAAGCCTAAAAAACCCAAGAAAAATGAATAGTCCGGCATTTCTCTTTTATAGCAAAGACTGGATTGCCGATACCGCTGATTGGGAACCAGAATCTAAAGGTGTTTACATTGACCTACTGGCACACCAACATGTAAACGGATTACTTCCAAACGATGAAAGAAAGCTGGCCAGGGTTGCCCGTCTCTCACCTGATGAGTTTTCTAAGATTTGGGAAACCATAAAACACAAGTTTATTATTGAAGGTGACCATGTGGTTAACCATCGGTTGAACCAAGTGATTGAAGAGAACCAGCAAAAGGCTTTAAAGAACAAAATCAACGGGTGTTTTGCTGCAAAAATTAAAATGCTAAACCTTCCTTTAAAAAGACTCAATGAGTTAAAGAAATTATTTGATTATCAAATGTTTGTTTCCTTTTCAGATGAAGAAATTAAAGATGAGGTTTATAAATGGGTAAACCAAATGGTTAACCATGTGGATGACCAAACGGACAACAATAACGTAGATGTAAATGAAAATGTAAATATTAATATTTCTGTTTTATTCGAAAATTTCAGGAAACAATTTCCCGGCACAAAGAGAGGTAAAGACATAGAACTCGAAAATTTTCTGAAAAAGAACAAGCCGGAAACGGTTGAGCTTCTTTTACCGGCACTTCAATCTGAAATTGCATACCGTGACAAGCTAAAAGAAACAAATCAGTTCATTCCTGAATGGAAGAACATAACAACATGGATCAATAAAAAGTGTTGGACTCAGGAATTTCCAGAAGTCAAAAAAGTAGCTGAAGGAAATGTTAGGTTACTACAAAATGAATCACAATTTAAACAACCTAAACCCCTACCAGCAATATGAACCCAAACCAAAAAATAACCATTGAGCAAATTAATGCACAATACGGAAAAATACCCCCACAGGCCATTGACTTGGAAGAGGCTGTCTTGGGAGCTTTGATGCTTGAACGGGACGCTTATATCTCAGTATCTGACATTATTGATACACAAAGTTTCTATAAACTCGAACATCAAGAGATATTTGAAGTAATTAAGTATTTGTCATCCAACAATATGCCAATTGACTTAATGATGGTGACCCAGGAACTAAAAAACAGGTCAATTCTGGATAAAGTTGGAGGGCCTTTAATAATTACTCAATTAACCTCAAGGGTTGCATCGGCCGCACACATTGAGTTTCACTCGCGCATCATTGCCCAGAAATTTATACAGCGCGAAATGATTCGGATATCTACGGAAATACAGACCAAAGCCTACGATGATACAATTGACGTTGATGATTTGATTTCAGAGGCAGAAAATAAACTGGCATCTATTCAACAAACCGGACAAAGTAAAGAATCAAACATATCAGAAGGAATCCGGGGATTAAAGGAAAGAATTGCCTGTAATCAGAAAAACACTGGACTGTCTGGCATTGGTACCGGAATATTCAAGTTTGATCAATTCTCCGGGGGCCTGCAAAAAACAGACTTAATAATCATTGCCGGTGAAAGCTCACAGGGTAAAACATCATATGCCTTAACTATTGGCAAGAATGCCGCAATGAATTACAATGCAAAAGTTGCTTTTTATTCCTTAGAAATGGACAAAATCCAACTTATTGCCCGATTGGTAGCACAGGAAACAGGCATTTCATCAAAAAGGATTTTAAATCAAAAACTCAACCAAGATGAGATGAAGCAAGTGGCTCAAACCACTAAAATAATGGAGCATTTACCCGTTTTTTTCGATGAAAGCAGCACGTCAACAATAGACCAGATTTGCACTTCAATACGTCGATTGAAGATGAAATATGATATCAATCTGGCAGTAATTGATTATTTACAGTTGGTTGGTTCCGGGCTTAAAAACAAAACTGATGAGGCACAAATTGCCGAAATAACCAGAAGGCTTAAAAACGTGGCCAAAGATTTAGGTATTTCAGTGATTGCCCTATCACAGCTCAGTCGAACAACAAACGGCAATCATAGACCAACAAAGAACAGGCTGAGAGGGTCAGGGCAAATAGAGGAAGCCGCTGATGTAGTGATGTTAATTTGGAGGCCTGAAACCTATGAAATTGACCAATTTCCAGAACCTCACAAAGGAATAGCAACAGCCGGACTTGCTGAGTGCTTAATCGAAAAGGGCCGCAATATTGGCACAGGATCCTTTCTTCTAAAATTTAACCCCGAAACTACCGGATTCTACGATTACGACCCGATATATGAATCTCAACCTGATTATTTCAACCCGAATTCAAGAACTGAAAAAGAACATGAACCCTTTTAAAAACATAAGTCATGGCAAACAGAAAAACCCTTTTTAATGATCCGGCTTTTGAAAAGACTGCAGCCGCAACGTATTTGGCTAATACCCTAAGCTTAAATCAGCTTTTAACTATTGAAAGCTTGGCACGGAGCGGCAAAATAAAGAAGATTATCAACGGATCCTGCAACAGTGAACAGAGCGAACAAATTGACCCGCAGAGTGAACAAATCACTAAACCTGAGCAAATAGGAAAGGGCCGATTAAAATATATGGTAATCGACTGACAATTAATGTATTACAAAATAACTTATAAAGAAGATGGATACAATTGAAGCCATGTTGAACACGGTACGCGGAAAATACCTTGATGTTTTAAACGATCACATTCGTATTGTAGAAGCCGAAATGATAAAAGCCTTTGAGTTGCTTGGAGAAAAAGACAGTGACAAAATAGTGAAGCTTTCAATTGCCGAAACTATTGATGAGATGCTTTCGGTGAACGCCCTTATATCAGCCCTGAAACATGGAGGTAAGGCGAGGTCCATTATTCTCATAAATTCATTTGGTCAGGCCATTGATCTCCTGAATTTTGGAGGCATAAACGAAACCGAAGTCAATGTTAAAGAACTGAATGAAAGCGAATTATTCAATCAGGTTTTAGATAATCACACTTTAAAAGGATAAATCACAATGCCGCTAAAAGTAGAATTTAACACCAACCAGTTCCGTACTGAAATCAAGCAACTCAACGGGGATGTTGAAGATGCCATTATTGAAGCTATGAAATATGCCGGAGAGAATTTTGTAAAGGATGCCCGGAATATGGTTAAGTCACAGGGCGGATTTGGAGACCGTACAGCCAATCTAAGAAGTTCAATTGGTTATGCCATTCTGAAAGACGGTGATGTCATTTTTGGTGATTTCAAAGGCAATGCCGAAGGTATCTCAGCGGCAAAGAAAACCATATCCGAAGTTCAAAAAGTTAAAGGGTTTCAATTAATTGGCATGGCCGGAATGGATTATGCTTCGATAGTTGAAAGCAAAGGAATGAACGTGATTTCTATTCAGGCAGAATCTCTTCTGGTTGATTTAAAAGACTATATGAAAGTAATTGAGAAACGATTCAACAAAAAATAATTATGGGAAACTTAAAAATCGTTGCTGAGATCGAAAACAAGATTCATCAACAGGTACAACAGATAGATTCTGACCTCCAAAAGATTGCTAAACAAGCCGCAAACAGCGGATCGATCATGGATAATGCTTTCGGCAAAGTTGGAAATACTCTTGATAAAATGGGAATCAATATCCCCAGTCTGATAGGACCGGCCGGAGCATTGGCAGCGGCTTTTAAATTCAAACAACTGGCACAGGAAGCCCTTGAATTTGAAAAAGCTTTTGGAATGGCAATGAGAGAAGTTCAAACCATTTCCGGGGCCGTTCAAACAAACTTTGAAGGTATTTCCCAGCAAATAGTTGACATGGCCGCAAACGGTCCTGATGATGCAATCAAACTGGCAAAGGCATATTACCAGATCGTTTCAGCCGGGCATGATGGCGCAGCCGGTCTTGAGTTATTGGCAATTGCATCAAAAGCGGCGGTTGCCGGTGTGACTGATACATTGACGGCTGCAGACGGTTTGACCACAGTTATTAATGCGTGGGGTTTGTCTGCAAATAAGGCCAATTTCGTTGCAGATATCATGTTCAAAACTGTTGAGAGGGGAAAGACTACTTTCAGCCAATTGGCTTCAAATATCGCCCAGGTTGCACCTTTAGCGGCTGCAAACAACATTGAATTTGAACAGATTTTTGCAGCACTGCAGACTATCACTAAACAAGGTACCCCAACAGCTCAGGCAATGACCCAAATCAGGAGTTCAATTGTGAACATGACGGCTGTTTTGGGTGATGGTTGGAGCAAAACCATGACCTACCAAGATGGATTGAATAAAGTCAGGGAAATGGCTGGTGGCAGTCAGATCGCCTTGAAAAAACTCATCCCGGATGTTGAGGGCGTAAGTGCGGTTTTAGCGTTGACTGGTGACAAGGCAAAAGGCGCTGCTGAAGACATGAACGAAACAGCAAAGGCTGCAGGCTCGATGGAAACGGCCTATGGTCGAATGATGGAAGAGGCAAATAACAAATGGTCAATTGTTCACAATAAATGGACCCGTGAAATTCGTGAGCTTGGAAAAGCAATGAAAGACGAATCCGGGAACCTGGCGAACTTCATGGATGCTCTCTTGTCAAAGGGTGCTGATATTGATACGAACATGAGTATTTACGGAATTGCGGACAAAATTAAGGCTTTGCGCATAATGGGCGGCTCTTTGGTTGGTTCGTATATTCAAGGCGGACTGATGCCTGAAAGTATTGTCAGGGAACAATATGCCCAATACATCAAAATGATTCAGGACTATGCAAAACAAGGATTGTCACAACAACAAATGTCACTGAGCGAAATTCTTGGAATCAAGGATAAAGATGAAAGGCTAACAAAGCTCAATGAGTTTTTGGTTTCCATGAAAAAGGCGGAGCAGGATATTGGAAATACTGTTTTCCAAAATAATGAACAGCAAAATGCAGCCCTGAAAATTCGCGGTGAACTCTGGGGTGAAGTTGAAGCCAGGGCAAAAGAAGCCATTAAAGTAATTGAAGGATCCGGAGGTGGCGGAGGTGGCGAAGCCAAAACCAGAACATTGAAAACCATGCTTGATGAAATCAAAACGGCTCAGGATTCTTTGGGAACCGGAAGCATGAAAGAAGATATCAACTTACTGGTAAAGATTTCAGCCCTTCAGCAAGAGGTTTTGGACTACTATGATAAGATACGTCAAGCCCGGAAGGTTGAATCTGTACAAGCGATTAAACCGCTATCCGGAAAGGATTCTTTTGGTGGCATCCAGACCATTACAAAAGAACAAACCAAACAGGAATTCCAAGGCGAAAAGCTTTTGAAACAATCGAAAGCGAAAACGGCGGCTGCTCAAAAAGAAGCTGATGCAATTAAAGCTCAGAATGAACGGTACACCAAACAAACGGTACTCATTGAAGGATTAACGGGTAAACTTGGAAATGCAAGTGAATTGCTTGGTGCAATGTCGTTTGCTATCGGTGAATTTGATGGTGATCTTGGACAATCGGTGGGTAAAATGGCTGATTTGGCCAACAATGCAGCAAATATGGTTGCCAACTTCGGGGCTGGTAATTATGTGGGTGCAATTGCTTCAGGGATTGGTGTCATTGGAAATATTATCAGCCTGACAAAATCAGACAAAGAAGACCCTACAACCAAGGCTCTTGAGAATGTTAACGCCTTACTGGAGAAGCAATCAGCAATTCTGTCAAATCTGGCAGGAAGCAACTATTTTGAACTGGCACAAAAACAATATGATGACTTTGGTAAATCAATTGAGCTAAACAATACAAAGCTTCAGGAGTCAATGCTGTTCACTAAAAAGGAATGGTCTGAATTACAAGCTCAATTCAAACAATGGCAGAAAGATTTTCCCAACCCTTCAATCAAGTTTGACACATGGGTAAAAAATCAATGGTCTGAAACGGACGGATGGACACCGCAAAATTTTATTGATGCATATACAGAAGGAACGGCAAATCTCAATGATCAGCAAATTGAATGGGTTAAGTCCATTGTTGATGCTCAAAAAGCTAGGGCAGAATTGCTTCAGGAAACATTCCGTACTGCCTTAGGATTTGACGCTTCAGATGTATCAGATGCAATATTTCAGGGCATTGAGGATGGACTTATGCTTGGTCAGAATAGTCTGGGCGGCTTTGCTCAGTCATTTGGAAAACTGATGCAAAAAGCCCTGATGCAAAGTGTAACCGATTCGCTTAACCTGAGCATCACAGAATCATTTCTTCCAATGTATCAGAAATTTATGGAAGATAATCTTTTATCGAATAATGAAGTTGAAACCCTTCGTGGAATTTATTCCGGGTTGATTGACCAGGCTCAGATTGATTCTGCAAACATTAAGTCAATTACGGGCCCGTTACTTGATAATACGAAACAATCACCTTTAGTTGGTTCGATTGCCGGGGCTTCGGAAGAAACCATGAGTCTGGTTGCCGGACTAAACATGACTTTGGTAAGGGACACTAAGATCAATCAGAACCTGATACAAAACCAGCTTGAATTAATGGATGCAAGCCTTTCTACCCTTCAGACAATTGCAGGTAACACTAAGCACAATTCTGTTTTGCCGGAAATTAGGGATGAGCTAAAAAGCATGAATGACAATATAAAAAAGCTACAATGAACCCTGTTGAAAAGGAATTTCGCAAAAAGCTCATTCAGATCCTACTGCAGGCTGGAAATACAATTGAAGCAAATACAGATCAGGTGGTTTGGAAAATTGCAGGATTACTGAAGTTTTATAGAAACACCACATTTACTGATGTATGGGTTGGAAATAAAGACCTCAAAACAAAAATAGAGGTGCTTCTGAAAGACTATTCAGGCAGAATAACCGCAATGACTCAAAGGCAAATCAGAGAGATTTGGACCCTAACAGAGATCAAAAATGACATGATTATAAAAAACCATATTGCAGGAATTGCAGATGTAAAAGTCAGCACATCCAAATTATACAAATGGTTCAACAGGATCCTGCCCTTTCATATTGACCCGAAAGCAAAGATTACTATTTCTGAATCTGAAATTGATAAAATATTGAAGTCACCGCGAAACGAATCAGCCCTCAATGCTTTTCTTGAAAGGCAGGTCAATGGTATAAAATTAAGTGCCAGGGTTTGGAAAATTAGCGATACCCAGTTCAAGCCTTTGATTGAATCTTATCTGGCCGATGGAATCGATAAGGCGAAATCAGCCGGTGAAATTTCAAGGGAAGTGAGAATGTATTTGGAAGAGCCGAACAAGCTTTTCAGAAGGGTGAGGAATAAGGAACACGGAAACCTTCAGCTATCAACAAAAGCTCGGGCCTACCATCCCGGACAAGGTGTTTACCGAAGCTCTTACAAAAACGCTATCAGACTGACACGTAATGAAATCAATGAGGCTTTCAGGACATCAGATCATACCAGGTGGAGCGCAATGGAGTTTATCACCGGTATTGAAGTTGAATTGTCTGAGCAACATCCGGTCACTGATATTTGTGACACGATGCAAGGTGAATATCCTTCTGATTTCCACTTTCCAGGGTGGCACGTGCAGTGTCTTTGCCATGCAAGCCCGGTCCTTATGCCAAAAGATAAATTCAAGAAGTATCTGGCCGGTGACAAGGTTGAAGTCATGCAGATCAGCGAAACACCTCAAGTCTTTAATGATTGGCTGAATAACAACGAAGAAAGAATTAACGGCTGGTCATCAAAGCCTTACTTCATGCAATACAATCAAAAGTATGTAGATCATGCACTTAATAAGAAATTAATCAAAACTTAAAAATTCAAAATTATGTCACTATCAGAATTTGAACGAAAACACAGACTCGCAAATGTCTTGGAAAACGCAATCCCATCATTACGCGAAAGCATCTTGAGGAATTTCGACAGGATGACATTTAAAACAGATGAGGACTTTAATGAATACCTCGCTGAAACATCCGCTTTGGTAGATTTCAAAGAGGAAAAAGCACAAACTCAAAAAAGTAATGTAATCAGTGCAGACGGTCCGGTTGATCTTAGTAAAGCTTCTGCAGGTGTTCAAAACTACGTAAACCAAAGAAACGGAGTTAAGGATGAAAATTCTCTTGGGGGCAAAAACGGCTCAGAAGATCCTTACGCGGTATCACAAACAACGAATGGCGCCAAAGTAGAAGGCAAAGAAGTTTAATCCTATAAAAATTACAAAATGAAAAAAGTTTTAATTCACGAAAACACCAAAGAAATCAATGGAGATATTGATCATGTTCAACAGGTTTGTTTCCCGGCGATTCAAAAGGTAATCAAGCGGTTTGAAAAGTTCAATCTTGGCGAAATGAATACTGAGTTGTTAAAAGATTGCCTTTTCAATAATTCAACTGAAATCTCTAAACTGTTTACTCAGCAAGCTGAAACAGATACTGCTGCAGTAAAAAATCCTATCCTTAAACAGAACCTTTTTAATGGCATTTCTCAGGCTGTAATTGAGTTTAGGCTTTCGGTTAATGATCTGACAGGAATATGCAACCGGGTCTTGCTGAAACTAATCACAATTGAAGCAAACGAACCGGTTCTAACGGATGATAACCTGGAAAAGCTGAAAGAATTGCATCGAACCTATGTTTCACCTGAAGAGGCTAAATTTTTCGAATTGCATAAAAAGATTGCAAACGACCTGAACAGCCTTTTTGTCAATGTCGATTATGGAAGTGTTTCGCCGATCTTCATGAGTCGCTTTTTCGTGGTTGTTGATGGCAAATTTGAAGCAACAGAAGCAACAAATTACGGAATTTTCATGAAGCACTAACCGGCACAGGCTGAATAAAACATAAAACCCAAAACAGAGGACGGCGCAATTTTCCGCTGTCCTCTTTAAACTCTCAAACCATGAAATCATCCAAATTGACTTTAAAACAGGAAAAAGCTTGTCAGGCTTATGTTGAGACTGGCGACAAATCAGAAGCGTACAGAAGGGCCTACAATTGCGCAAAAATGAAGCCTGATGTCATCAATAATAAAGCCTACGAATTATTCAAGAGGGGTGACATTACGGCGAGGGTTCGGGAAATTCAAAGCGAATTGAAAAAGACCTCTGACATCCGGAAAGAAGCCATCTTGGAAGAGCTTGCTTGTATTGCCTTTTCCGATATCAGAGACTATGTAAAGTTTGACGGTAAGAAAATTGAATTTAAAGATTTTAAAGAACTAACCGATAGACAGTCCAAAGCAATTGAAAGTATCCGGGAAACAAAGTACGGTTTTGAAATTCGCCTACATGGCAAAAGCTGGACAATAGACCGGGTATGTAAGATGCTTGGATTTGACGCTCCTCAAGACATGAACATTCTACTTGACAAGTTGGACGAGGGCACCCTTGATCAGATCATAAACCGAATTATTAAAAGAGACGGAAATAATTAATCATGCAACTTATGACAACACAAAAAAACAATCAACAAATCAGCTATCCACCAATCAAGATTGATAAGGATATGAAGCTTAGATTATTGAAAGCATGTGCAGCCGGAGAGATTAATCCGGAAGACTTCCCTGAGTTGTTTTCCATCACACCAATGAACTTACGTTTTTTGAGCGATGATCAGCTCGATACTAAAATCAAAGAATTAGAACGTAAAAGGAGAATGATCGATGATCAGTGTTGCCAGTCATAAAGCCGGAGAACAGTCACCGGTTATTTATGTAGGTGAGGCAAAGAAGCTGATTGAACAGACGATGGAAAACATCAGAACCAAAAGAGATCAGAATGTTGACAAAAGTTGACTTTCAAATCAAAATTTACGGGCTCTTTTCGTCATGGAACCCAGGGCGGTTCGTTACTGGCCGCCCTTAATTTCTTCCAGCAATAATTCAAGGTCCTGAATAGAATTTATCAAGCGCACCTGGTTTCCGACTCGAACAGAACCAAACGGCTTCAGTTCATCAATATTCGGTTTGATTTCGAAGAGTTCATAAACTTCAACTCCCAATACATCAGCAATTTTTGAAAGTGTTTTGAGTGTTGGATTCTTAAAAACCTGTCCGCTCAATGATTCTCTGGCAATGCCAGACCTTTGAGCCAAATCTGTAAAGGTTATTCCCTTTTGATCACAGATTTCTTTGATACGAAAATTCATTGTTTCCATTTTTACAAAATTAGATTGTAATTTATAAATCACAAAGATTAATATAAATGTTAAAAAACACAGTGCAAAAGTAATTTATATATCACTTTTACGTTATATTTGTCGTGATAGTTATTATATATATCACAAATTAAACTTACAATCATGGAAAAAAGCACAAAAGAGCCAATCAAAGCTGAAATTATGGGAGACAGATTAATCATTGACGGCGAAGAGTTACGCCTGGAAGGACTTAAAAGTCTTGTTGATTTCATGAAACCGAAAGAATTCATTGAAGAAATCGCCTCGCTTACATTATCACTTGCTCAAATTGGAGCTTTGATGTCAGAAGTTGAAATAGGCGACACAATCGATCATGAAAGCTTAAGATATGCTTTCCCTTCTTACAATTGCCTTTTTGCCCTTAAAGTATTGTCTAATTCATTAAAAGAAATGTAAGCCATGGAAAAGAACACAGAAACACCGATCAAGGCCGAAATTAAAGACGGCAAACTGATTATTGATGGAAAGCATGAATTCAATCTTGAAGGTCTCAAGAATCTCGCAGAATCTATTGAATTTCCAGAGGCTGTAGAAGATCTAAGTAACCTTTCATTCTCTATGGCAAGAATTGCATTAATGGTAGCCGAAACAGTTGATACAGACAAACACATTGATTCACAAATTTTAATGACAGCGCTGCCGGAGTCATACATCCTTTATACCTTGAAAGCAATCTCAGATTCACTTAAAAAAATGTAAGCCATGAACACACTCAAAAAGAGCGAATTTGGAACGTTCATAATGAAAATTCAAACCGGCGACAATTTGAGCCTTAGCGAAAAACTAGAATTGTTATCGCCTGAACAACTTCAGTTAAAAATGAAAACTGAGCGTGATTTATTTCATGAATATTTAGGTTTTCTTCAATTGCCAGCAAATAGTAATTTGTATGTACCTGTTATTGAGCAATATAGGTATGAAATTATTGAGATATTGAGAATGATCGATATCTCAATAACCTGCAAAGATGAGATAATTGAACACCTTAAGAATCTCTATCATTTTTCAAAAATTGCATCTGGTAAGTTCATGAAATACGGTTTAATCGAAAGCTTTAAAAACTTCAAAATAGAACAGGCAAATAGATGGAAAAACTATAAATGTAACTGTTAAATAATGGAAATCATGGAAAAAAACGAAATTCTTAAAAAAATCAACAACGGTACCATCCGGATTGAAAATGGCAGACTGATGGGAATCGGCAACGGGGAAAGTATTGACCTTGTCTCCTTAGTTGATCTGATCGAATTTGCCGGTAAACATGGCATTATCGATGCCCTGACAAGCGCTATCTATGGAGCATCAAATATTCATGCTTCAGTGCAAGAAATGGCCGGAGGTCCAGACCTGCAGTTTTTAAATGACCGCATTATTCCATTCCTGCCAGATAATCTTGAAATTAATACTTTAAGCATGATCCGGGAAACATTCAAAAAATAAGGTCATGAAAAGCCCTGAAATTGGAATCATCATGAAAACGTACCTCTCGGATGGTGAACTCCGGGAGGTGGAAAGGATTGCAGCCAAAAGCCAATCAGGATCCTACTCTGAAAAAGAGCTTAATTTTATTATCGCAATGGCCGGAAGGACATGTAAAATGCCATTAAAACCTCCTCCACCGGGCATTGAGGTTTTAATCCGATCAGAGGAAGGTAAATTCTCAATTGTAAGCATCAACTCCAACAAACACCTAAATAATTGAAAACATGGCCGTTATAAATAATTTACCAGATTCAATTCTCGGATATAAGCTCAGGGTTCTTTATCCTGAGCTTGTAAAAGAGCTTGAAAAAAAACCCAGGCTTTCAGATATTTCAGCGATACCTGAACTTATCAAAACCTATTATGATCCTGCTGATCGTTTGGTTTTTTTGGCTGTAATCCTGAATCTTTATGATCCGGATGTACTGGCGGGATGGAAACGGAACCTCTGCAGGGGAATTCGAAGCCAATTAGCAGAATTATTTGATGTCTCCCCCACCGCAATAAGCAACACTGTGGGCACCGCTCAAAATTATATGCTGATTTACAAAAATTTCAAAGATAAAGTTGAGCGCCTTTCGAATGAAATTGCCGAAATTTACTGTAAAAACTAATAAGCCATGATTTATGAATTATCAGAATTACAGATCCTTTCCTTGATGGAAAAATCAGCCGAAACGGCGGTCAATAAGGTTTTGACTGAGCTTGGATTAAAGAAAAGTCAGGTATCACAAAGGGAAGCTTTCAAAAGATTTGGAGAAAGCAATGTTCGAAGATGGCGAAGGGATGGCAGGGTCAATCCAGTCAAGAAGGGCGGTGTTACCTACTATCGATTAAGCGAAATGGAAGCCATGAGAAACATTAACGAACTCTATGAAAAGCACTTTACTCATGAACGGGAACAAAAAGTACCTTGATTATCAACAATGCAGTTATTTAAAGGGTTGAATAGTTCCTTAAGTCCATAAAGAAGATAATCATTTATTTTATTTTTGGCTTTCATTTATTTAGATATCAGTATCCGGCTAAAAGATTAGGAATATTAAAAGCGAGTAATTACGCCTTATATCAATCGATAATAAACAATTGAATTGTTTATAAATTAATTGTTATTTATTTGCTTTTATAAAAATATATTTATTTATACTGACAATCAATCATTTATACATTTTCAATAATTAATTGTTGATTATTTATTTGGTTTGTATTGTTATTTGGTACTATATTTGGTACCAAAATGAAAATATTTCGTATAAATATATCAAAGGATCCCGACCTGAAGGAGATTGAAGAGCTTATAAAAAAGGTCAAACAAATTCAATCTAATGAATTAGAATTCAACGAAATTGTTGATCTATATTCTTTGTTAGATATTGAATACAAACCAGAATTAAATAATGGTGGCTCTCATGTAAAATTTTACTGTAAATATTTAGAAAAAGTTCCGAATTATAGTCATGGTATTTTTTCATTGCCTATTAAACACGGAGGGGGGTCGAAAAGAATTGTATATAGAAAGAATTTTCTCGATTCAGTAAGACATTTAGAACTAATAATTACTATAAAAAGAAGCAAAAAATGAAAAACTTAGAGTATTATAAAAATCTGGAATACAAGATAATAGTTGAACCACAAAATTTTGAAGGTGAAACTTATTATAATTGCTATTCTGAGGAACTCGGCAAATACTCATGTTTTGGACAGGGTGAAACTATAGAGGAGGCAGTTAAAAACTTTTACAATGAAAAAGACTTTTTCATTGAGTCGCTTTATACAAATAACTTGAGTATTCCAGAGCCTGAATTACCTCAAGAAGGATTATTGAGTGGGGTATTTAATCTGAGGATGGATCCTACTACGCACACATTACTAGCACTCCAGGCAAGGAAGAATAAACTATCTTTAAATCAGTATGTCAATAAGCTGATTGACAGAAATGTGAGCGTAGATTTATTCGCGGAAAGAATCACCCCAATGTTTGAAGAGATGAAGGGCCTGATTTTCACTCATGATTGTAATGTAAAACAACAGTTTAGAAATTTTTGGTTGAACATCGGATTGAAAAAAATGGCTAGTGAAATGACCGAATCATGGGTTGAGATATATAGTGATGAATTTGATTATGAAGATATAGCAGCTTAATTATGAATAAATACAAATTATCACCTCAAGAATACAGACAGATGCTGTCTAAGGTTGAACTTGATAGTATTACTCTTGTTGAAACAAGGGCAAAATACTCAGAGACCTCCTTTTCTGACAATATAGATATTTCAATAAAGGAAACTTCTAAAAGCGCTATTGATCAGGGAATGTTGAAGATTTATTTATCAAATACATTCTTAGCAAAAAATAAGCAATCTGGAGAAGAATATATTAAGTTACTGGCCAAGTATAGGATTGACTTTAAAAACGATATGGATCCAATTGAGATTAGTGAGGAGTTTTTAAAAATTCTTACTGAAAATACCGTTAAAATGACAATCTGGCCCTATTTTAGACAAGAACTTTCAGATCTAGTATCGAAAATGAATTTACCTGCTTTTATATTACCTCTGAAAAGGAAATGA